CATTGCTTTGACTAGCTTTTCTGAAGCGTCAGGGTCGTTCTCGGTAGCGTAGCCAAGTCTATAGCATATTATGTCGGCATCTACGAGAATCATAAGAGAGAGAGAAATAGGAGCGTCCTTGCTCCTACGCGCTCACGGATGCTAGATGGCTTCTCGATTTATATCAGCTTCTCTTGAGAAGGGGACACTCTCAATGATTCTGATAGGGCCAAACAGCGTTGGGTATTTACCGTAGCTGTTTTCATACCAGCCTAGCGTTACGCGAATCTTAGTACCGTTACCTAGCAGTTGACCTTCTTCTAACTCTTGGCCTTCTGCAAATTCAAACTCAAAAGGATTCTTGCTCTTGAGCGTGATGTACTTACCTTTTTCATCGTGATTATTGTAAGTGACACCAGCCTCGTCCATCATTGATAAGGCGGTTTCACTCATATTCTGTACTTCAAAGGTGTACTGACCTTTTTCGTTTCTCTGATCGTCACGGAACTTTCCCCAAAAAAGCTCACCTAAAACGTCTTTTTCAAGTTTGGCTCGTTTGATCTTTGAGTCTCCAGTCTTGACTATGTGCATAATTATCTCCAATTAAAGGTGCGGATTAAGCATATATGATAAATTACTAACTGTCAATGAGTTTCTGCCCACGTTTTGCCTATTTTATATTCGGCATCTAACGGGCAGTTCATATTAAAATACAAACTCATTTCACGTATTGCTTCTACTGCCAGCTCTCCCAGTTGATTAGCGCAGAACTCTGGTGCTTCTATCTGCCACTCATCGTGAACATTCGCCACAAAATCGCACGGTATTCCTGCTTCTGTTAGTTTCCGGTCTAGCTCAACTAATGCTTGCTTCATGGCTATCGCTCCTGCTGACTGTAACAACGTATTTAGAGCTGAGTGTTCTGACCTGACAAGTAACCTTCTACCGTCTAAGCCTCTAAGGTAACCACATTTTGCCTGTGCTGCTACTTTCTGACGTAGGATGGCAAGAGCTGGCGTGTTACGTAAGAACTCGTCTATCATCTTCTTACCGTGACGATAATCACCGCCTACAATTTGGCCTATCTTGGCTGGCCCAGCACCGTATAGAAACGCATAGATAAATGTCTTGGCCTGATCTCTGGTCTGTAGTTTTGCAGCCTTTTGATTTGCCGTGTGGATGTCACCGTCTAGTAGTTCTTTTGTGTAGTTCTCGTCATTCATGTAGTGGGCCAACATTCGTAGTTCTAAGCCACTGGCATCAGCTCCTACAAGAACATTACCCTTCTCGACAGTCCAACACTCTCTACACTCTTTACCAAACTCAGATTTGAATGAAGGGACTTGTGCCATATTTGGGGATATATGAGCCATCCTGCCTGTCACAGCTCCACAAGTAATTACCCTGCCGTGTACTCTGCCGTCATCCTGCACGGCTTCTAGCCAGCTCTTAACTTGTGCAGAGCGTTTCTGTAGCAATAAATACTCCAGTATCTTCTTGGCCTCTGGCAAATCAATCTTCTTTAGCTCGGCCTCATCTACAATCGGATTTCCTTTATCAGTTTGCTTCGTAAACTTCGCGCCCAGCTCTGTCAGGCGTTTATAAATCTGCTGTCTCGAACCTACATTAAATTCTTCTACGTGATCTTTAAGACGCTTGCCTGTTTTCTCGCTGTATCGCTCTGTAACAATCGGTGGAAATATTTTTTGTAGTTCTTCCGTGATAGCCCACATCTTATTTGTGAACTCATGGTACAGACCGTTTGCCATTCTCTCATTCAGCTTGAACCCAGCTTGCTCCTGCTTCTTGATAATACTGGCTACCTTGTACTCCATCGCCACGCAGTTAGCTGGAAACTTATCTAAGTGCATCTGTAAACGCTCGTACAGCTTCTCTAGCACCTCCACATCACGCTGACAGTATTCAAGCATCTCTTGACTGAACCCAGCATCGTAATCTGTGAAGTCTCCCTTCTCGTAACCTAACGTTTCACCCCACGATGCTAAACTGTGGCTTCTGCGTTCTGGTAAAGCCATTCGAGAAAGAATCAAAGTGTCCACTAGCTTCTCGTGTGGAATCTCTATGTCCCACACATCGTATAAAACAGGCGCATCAAAGCCAATGATATTGTGTCCGGCTATTTGAGTTGCCTGATTTATGCGGTCTTGTAAACCTTCTCTGGTTGTAAACACGGTGAACTCGTCACCCTCTTTTAACACACAACACCATATCTTATCGTGCGCCAACGTTGTCTCAATATCTAAGTATACCATTTAGTCCTCTTCATAATTTTCTAGTTCGATTTCATCTTGTAAGTGTTTTAAATCAGGACGGTCTATAATTTCAAAATCGTCCTGTATGTGTCTAAAACAGTTATTACAAAGGTCAAGATATTCATCAGTTTGAGCTGATTTCCGTGTAACTTCATAGTCCGTTAGAAGCTCATCACACGCTCTACATCTCATATTTTAAGTCCACTGCTCCCTGCTCTGGATCAACATATTTTACGACTTCTATAACTTTTGATAAGTCTGCAACTTCATTCAAAGGGATTAACGCAAGCATGGAAACAAGCGCGTAGCTTTGCTTTTCATGTTCAACATTATACTCCGCATCGTCTAAAGCGTCTGTAACATTATCATAATAACTAATCTGATACATTTGCTTCTTTCCCACAACGCATACATAAGGCTACTTCGTTTTCTGCTCCCATGATGTGTAAAAAGTCATGACCCTTGAAAAAGCATAATATCCTATCTAAAAGTTTCATACAGCCCCCTCAGTTGTTATAGAGCTGACAGGTGCTAAACGTCCTGTCTGCAAATCATATTTAATTTCACCGCATGGCCCAGTTAGCCCACTGAAACGATTCTTTAACACTGACAATTTGGTCGTGTTTCTTTCCTCATCAGTCTCAGCCAGATTGTTACGCTCTAACGCCAAAACACAGTCTGCAACGTGAGCTATACCGCCACTACCACGTAAGTGACTTATGCTTACCTTCGCGCCTTCCTCATGGCCTTTCTGTTGTGGTCGTTTCAGATGTGAAATACAAAACAAACCAACGCCAGTCTCTTCTACTGCTGTTCTGAGTTTGGTCATTAGTTCGTCCAATGCCTGTCTCTCGTCTGCATTACCTTGAGCCGATACTACCATAGTAACGTGGTCTAAAAATATATAGTCACAGTCCATTCCCTTTGCCATATATTTAACACGGTCAACTATCACGTTGATGTCGCTACTCCCAAAGTGTCTAAATATCATAAAACGGCCTGTCCCCATTGTGGCATCAAACGCTTCTCTGCGTTCCTCTTCAGTTGTCACAGTTGTGGGTAAGTGTAACGGCTTGTTTAAATGCAACGACATCATTGATTCCGCTGTTGTTCTAGTAGCTTCCTCTAGCATTAACAGGCCGATATTCGCGTCTGTTTTCTGCAAGATGTGATAAATAATTTCCCTCATAAATTGAGACTTGCCTAACCCAGTTCCGGCACAAATACAAACCAGCTCTTTCATTCTGATTCCGTAGGTCTTTTCGTTAAGTGCTTCAAAAGGGTAGCGTAGGTCTGAATGCTTTGGCGGGTCTTTAACCTCTTCCCATAGTTCAGCACCGTTAATAATTTCATCGGGTACGTGCTTTTTGGCTTGGTGAAACAGCTTCTCATATAACCGTTCCTGTCCTGCCACCAAATAGTCACAAGCATCCTTGTAACCGTCTTTATGCTGTATGATGTATGTCCTGTCAGATAGCAAACCAGCCACTTGTTTAGCCGCTTTCTGTCCTGCCTCGTCATTGTCAAAACAGATGTATATTGCTTCAAAGGTCTGCAACCAGTCCATAGCCGCCTGACAATCCTTGTAAGCACCGCTGGCCCCGTTTTTAAGACTAACAACACTGTAACGGCTCCCTGTCATCTGAAAGGCCGCCATAGCGTCAAATTCACCCTCTGTAATTGTTAGGTATCGACTGCTGTTAGAATTAAACAACTGTTGCCCAAACAATCCACAGGTATTCCACACATCTTTTGATTTACTCGTGATTGAGAACTTTTTATCTGGAAACCTAATCTTAACGGCTAACGGTGATCTCTTGTCGTCAGGGTCATAATATCCGTAATAGGTGCGATCTCCGGTGTACAAACATCTAAAATGTTTGCAAGTCAAGGCCGTCAACTTCCTTTCTGGTATATCTCGGTAATCACCAGTATTTATGAAGTTCTCAGCGTCTACAAAGGATATGCGTTTTTCTGAGCCTTCAGGGTTTTGCTTGGGAACCTGAACTGGCCCCCCGTATTCCTGTTTTTTTCTAGCGTCACAACTGAAACATCTAGTCCAGCCGTCCATAAAATAGGTTTTACAACCTTTATGACCACAGTCATCGCAGTCTTGGTGAGTTGCCTTGTATTTATTTTCCATCACCTAATTATCCCCAAAGTTAACATAATGAAAGGTATGCGAATTGTCCAACCGTTGTAAAAGCAAGGCGTAGCAGTTCCATCGGTGTCAATCACAAGTGTTGGTACATCACCCCCAGTGGATTCAAGGTCTAAACCTATTCCCCATCGTAGGGTGATGGTTATTGTCAAATTAAAAAAATCAAAACTCATAAGAGGTCTTAAATGTCCTACACCAACTGAAATACTCTGTTTCTTCCTGTGTCAACTTTACCACATCATGCTCTTGTACGCAGTATAGCTTAGCCGCCATCTTCGGTGACATATCTAAATCCCGTACATCCTTCACAGCTTTCTGTAAACACAGAATGTAGGACTTGATTGGTTTGTCATAATATTTGTCTATCATAGTTGAATTCCTTTTAAATTTCGGCTACCCTCTACGAATTCGTTAAACGAAAACGTTTTTTCGAGTACCGGACAGGTGCAACTGCTGAGGCACGAAAACGAGACGTTAACGTACAACCGCAGTTATTGGTTTATCTTTCACTCTTCTGATCTCAATACACGGTATGTCACCGTATTTCGTTACAGCGTCAAGATAAGTACCGTAGACCGTAGTTTTTACTTTTTCGGCCTTCCGGTCGTAAATCTCCCAAAAATCGTTAATGTATTTCGTTTTCATATATATGCCTCGTATGTTTGCGGCTAAACCAGCCTTTAAGTGTGTCAAGCGGTATCTGGGTCTGTTCTGAAATCTGTCGCATAGATAAGCC